TGCTTGTCCATGACTTCTTGAACAGTCATAGAAGTTAGTGCTTTACCAGATGAGTTAAATGGTGCCTTTCTATAGTCTCCACTGTATCCAAGAGCAGTGTGACCACCATCAGCACCACCCTGATTGACTGCGTTATATCCTCCAACACTATCAGATTCTCTCTTACCAATAAGATCTAGAATAGCACCAAATCCTCCTGCTGCCGTAGGCATATTAGCAGTACTGCTGCTGCTACCACCTTGAAGACCTTTACTAACCCCCTCTAAGAAACCTAGATGTAAGTGCTGTGGGTGACCTAGACTTCCAGGTCCACTTTTACCACCACCTTTGAACCATTGACCCCATCCATCACTGATGATTTGGGATAGTTTCATTTTATCACGAAGTTGATACGCTTGTTCTGCTAATTGTGCAGTTCTTGCTTTCCAAGCACCTGGTCTCCAATCAGTAATATCGAGTGCTAAATCTTTATAGTGAAGACTGCCATCACTATGCTTACCAACACGCTCGCCACCACGTTTATTAAATCCAGTTCCTCTATTAGGACCACTACCACTATAATTATTCTTTCTGAAATTAGGATGCTCGGCAACGGTAAAACCTTTATCCAATGCCCATTGACCACCAGCAGCGACTGCCTGTAAACCAGCACCTATAGCAGGTTTTCCATCTTGTCCTTTCTTTGATACAGGTTCGCTCGTAGTTGGTTTTGTTGGTTTTCCACCACCACCAGTAAGATTTTTCCACCAATTCCGTGCAACATCCATCACACCACCACCTTGACTAAAACCAGGTACGTTAAATCCCTGACTCTTAGCTTCACCTAACCTCTTATTTGTTAGGTTTGGTTGTGTTTTTGTTCCAGGAGTATTAAAAGGAACGACGAAAGCTCCCCCATCGCTCTTTCTAGCAACGTACTCAGTTCCATGTCCGATGAACGAAGTGGATCTCCCTCCATCCAATGAAACTCCATATCCTGATTGTGGTCCATTAATCCAACCTCCTTGTGCAAATGAAGGAACGTTCTTGACTTTACCACCCTGAGACTTTTCTTCTGTCTTATCATTTGGATCTGGTTTTCCACCCGATCCATCTTCATTTAGGTGAGTATAAAGTTTATATCCTCCATAAGCAGCACCTGCTAGTAATCCAAGTGCTCCAGCTCTACCTAGTAATCCCCTTCTACCTCTAATTAGATTATTATGAAGGAAAATTAGTACATTACCAAAATCTGTAATAATTCTAGTTGGATTACTTAACCAACGCATACCTAATAATAAAGTTCCAAGTCCAGTCAATCCTTGTACAAGTCCTCCTATCTTCTCCCAAGGACTAGATTGATCTGATAGTAACGTATATAACCCTTCAATAGTATTAACAACACCAAATTCCGCAACTTTAAAGATGAACGTTGCCAACTTAGAAAGGGCTTCGAGCATATTTGCTACTTTATCCCTGTTCTTGGGATCACTCAACCATTTCAGAGCAGGAATAACAATCGCTGCTTTAATCAGTCCACTCAACATCTTGAACAGACCTTCTAACCAACTAGGTTTTTTTACTAAAGCAGCAGGACTGAATCCAGAGAAAGTTTTCTTCTTTTGTGTTTTTGTATATGTTGCTTCAAAATCCTTCTGGTTTTTCGTTGCAAGTTCTAACCTTGCAAGTTGAATCTTTTTAAAATCTTGAGCGATTTTTCCAATAGAGTTTACAGTTGCACCCAGATTATTGACAGCACCAGTATTCATATTGAGAGACTTTACAACCGCACCCTCTACCGATTTAGCACCACCAGTAGGATCTTTTACCTGTACAAATTTATAGAAATTAATTTTTGAACTTTTTTTTATAGTTGCCATTATGATCCCTTCGCTCTATCAAGTAAAGAATTAGGTGCAGTTACTACTATGGTATTACCCCCAGTATTTATTGCTACTCCTTGAGGGATAGGAACAATCTTCTCAATAATCGTGGGAATAGGAATAAATTCCATAGCTTGTTCCATAGCATATTCAGCAGAAAATCCACCCTCTCTTAGTACCTGCTGGTGTGCCTTGCTTACTGCACCAAGAACTTTAGGATCGATACCCATCTCTGCAGCAATCGTTGTTAGAGCAGTCATCTTATCACCACCACCAAACAAACCAGTAACTGCCTTAAGGACTCCTCCCATACCCTGTTGTTCTGCAATACCACTAATCAAACCCATAGGATCTTGCCTAAATGAGTCTATCATTGCCATTCCCTTCGTAACCATAGCACCCATTTCAGGATTGAAAGCACTTAAAGCACCTCCATAGTTACCACTCATAATATTAGAAGCAATACCACCCCACTTAGGATTGAATGTATTTAAAGCACCCATATAGTTGCCACCCATAACATCACCAGCAATACTTCCCCACTTTGGATTGAACTGACTTATACCACCAGTGATGGCAGCCTGCCAGTTTCCACTCAAAGCATTAGTTGCTACCTGACCCCAAGGACTACCCATAAAGTTCTGAACTTGACCTATTACTCCACCCACACCAGGAATCATACTCAATGCACCCATAGGATTACCACTAGCAACCATATTAAGTCCTGCCATAATTGGACCAGCACCAGGAATAAATTGTGCTCCAATTTGAACTATAGGATTACTAACAATCTTACCAACGGTTTTCTTAATACCTTTCCATAGACCACCAAGGAACATCTCTTTAGGTTTTTCCTTTTTGTTTGGAAATAAGTCAAGAAAATCCCACCATTGATTTTTCTTGATTGAATCAGTCTGTTTATCTTTTGGTAAAGGTTTTACTTCTTCTATGGAAGGATTCTTATCTTTACCAGTAAACACTCCTGCAAAATCCCACCATGCCTTTTTACCCTTCTTATCTTCTTCCTTCTCTTCATCACTCTTGAATGGACTCATAAGTGTTTCAACAATCGTACCAAGTCCAGGTAACTTCTTTAAAACCCTATCAATACTATCTTTAAATCCCCTTGCACCTATAGCATCGATTGCTGCTTCTTCACCTTGTTGCAATTGAGGAACAAAGTCACGAACGAACATATATCCGTCCATAAGCATGGATATAACGCTAGTAGTACCACCAGTAGCAAGACCAAATACATCCAAAATACCAGAAATACCTTCAATCAGTCCACCAATAGAATCACCTTGTGAAAAACGTTGATAAGCAAAGAAAAGGTTTACAAGACCACCAACAACAGGAAGAATCGCTGCTGCTCTCTTTCCTAATTTACTACCCGCCTTGGCAATATCACCCATACTACCAATGCCCATCTTCTTCAAGACTGCAGGTGCCTTCTCCATTCCTGGGATCTTCATCAAAAGATCCATCATTCCCTGACCAATTACTTTAGCTTTCTTACCAATTGGGGTAATAATTGGTTCAAGAGGTTTTAATACTTTGTTGTTAAGAAAATCTCTAGCACCAGATTTAAGACCCTTAACTCCATTATTAAATGTATCTCCTGCAGCAGTTGCCCACTGTGAACCTTTTTTTCCAATTGCATTACTTGCGTTAACAACATTCTCCCAACCCTTTTTAGCATGTTTTGATAAATTACCATATTGTTCTCCTGCCCAAGAAGGTAAGTTCTTCAGACTTTTATGAACCGATCCAACAGCATCCTTACCCTTTTGAACACCCGAATCAAACATACCTCCAAAGAAATCCCCAACTTTCTGTAATTTTGTTGGTTTGTATTTTACTGGTTTAAATCCCCATCTCCTCCATGCCTTTAATGCTTTTGTAGCGTCACCACCAGAATTTGATAAGGCTTGGGCATATGCTCTCGCAGCATCATCACCATATTCTGCAAGAATCTTCTTATATTGTTTTCCTGCTGCTTCACCAAACTGATTGACAATGGTTTTTGCTTTAACTCTACCCCTAGGTCCATCTATATTAGGATCAGCACCAGATGGGTTCTTTTTAGATGGATTATTATTATAATTCTTAGGTTTCTTAGGTTTACCACCACCTCCACCACCAAGCATATCGACCAGTCCTATAATATCTGTTATAAGACTAAATGGGTTCATCAGGTACTTTAACCCGATCAAACCCTTCATTATATTTCCAATACCACCTAACCTAGTTGCAAATGTCCCATTAGGATCTGTTACCTGAGAAAATCCTTCTAGAACATTGGTAGTAAATCCTGCTGCCCAACCAAATAGTTTATTAAAAACAAAATGCGTCTTCTCTAGAAAATCTGCTAATTTCTTTTGATTCTCTGGATTACTAACCCATTCAAGTACTTCCTTTGTAATAGCAATTTTAGCAATCCAACCAAGAAATTTTCCAATCGGTGCTAAAAATTTTTCTATCCAACTAAGACCACCCTTAGCAATCTTTAAGGATCTTTTGGTTAATTTAGGTTTCCGTTTTGCTGCCTTCTTATTCTCTATTGCTTCTTCTGCCGCCAGATCTAATTCTCTTCTTTCTCTGCGACGTTCTGCTTTTGCTCTTAACCTATCATTCTTAATTTGAGCAATTGAAATTTTCTCTATATCACTAACAACCGATCCTATTCCAGAGATTGTACTCCCTAGTCTATTCAATGCTAAGGTTTGTTTTCTTGCAGCAGCAACTGTTGGAGATTTCGTATTTGAAACTCCAGGATTTACAAATTTATAGGTTTGTAATTTAGCCACCAGATGCTTGTTGCTCCTTCATTCTACGTTCCTCTTCTTTGAGGAAATTAACTAACAAATTCACGTATATCTCCTTTTCCCATGGCATCAGATTATCAATATACTCGATATTCCATTTATGATGATGTATTAGGGAAAAGTTACCTTCATAGTAAGCCTGTAGATTGGTGTGAAGGAGTGCTATGCGAAAAAACTCGCTAAACCCTCCAGTACAACATCACTCTCAACTCCAGTGTTAGGGTTAGTAACCTTAACGGTGTGAGTTAATTTAGGCATTTTTTCAAAAAAGTCCTGTATCATCATGAATTGCTTGCTATTCATTTGATCAAAAAATTCTATCAGTTCCTTTTTAGGAGTAGTAGAACAATCATAAACTTGATTAGCATCAGAAATTGTTTCTACACAACTTGCTGCCATATCAAAAACTTGGTCAACACCAGCACCATCCTCACCAAAGTTCATGGCAACGAATGTTTCAAGACTGGGGTATCCCATTGTAATAGCAATTTCATCAGAAATTTTAATATCCTTCTTATGTCCTCTAGTTTTCTTTACTTTAATTTCGTCTAGGGGAATAGAGATTGATACAGTAGTTTCTTCATCATCAGGACAAGTTACAGAGACATCAACACTTTCTCCAACAGATTTTGTACGAATCTGCAAGAAAACGAATTCAATATCGAATGTAGCAAGTTTCTCTACGTCTGTAATGTCTGTACAATCTTTGATAATATCTTTGATTGCACCAACGATAGTATTTTGTTCACCACTCTCAGTAGCTAAGAGAAGGATCTTCTCCTCCTTTACAAGAAATGGTCTAAAATTCACAGTTCTACCGTCAGACGGTAGTTTCAATTTGTACTTAGGTACACTAATCTTAGGTAATGCCATAGAATTCACATCAGTACATTTATTTAGGCGTTACCAGTAATAGTCAGTAATGAGTTAACGACTGTCTGTAGAACTGATTGGTTATTGGAAGTCGAATTAGTCGTAACATCATCTAAATTTGTACCAACAGTAAGATAGTTAATAGTATCAGTGTCAAACTGATCAGCAGTATAGAAACGATATCTCTCATAATAAAAACCAACACTCATAGTCATTGTCTGAGCATCAGAGTTATTCAACTGAACAGAACCAATATTATATGGATATATATTTCTCAATTCCCATGCAGCAGTTAATTGATACTTTCTTGCCAATAACATATCTGATGATCCACTTTCTCTTATAGAAGCAATTAACTCAGGATCACTAACTGCTAAACCTCCACCACCTCTTTCCCACTTGTAAATCATCATTCTAGGACAAACATAATCATTATAATATCTTGTATATTGCTCACTATCACTTGCCATCAAAGTTGTCCATCTCTCAAAGAAGTTTCTTGTGTATTGAGATCGTGGCATTCTAAAGTTTATACTAATCTGACTATATGCTGTATTTGTTGCGTACTTAAATGGTGATCCAACATAAGGAGTTTGTGAAGTAGTAACCTGTTTACTTGGAAGATTTACAGTATCAGCATAGTAATCGAGTAACCATTCCAAATCATTAGACATACCAATATCAAATTTTTCAGTTTGAACTGGTCCTAGAAAATTTGCTGGTGTATAAGTTCTCATCATACTCGGTGACATAAATCTCACCGAAAATAAATTAGTAAAACTAGGAGAATTATCTTTGCCTTTAGTTCTAGATATAAACTCCTGAAATGAAGGATATCTTGCTCCTTGAGGATTTGGGATTGCCATTAGATTTTAAGTTCCTTTTCTGTGACTACCATAAATTCCCAACCGTGATCTTTACAAAACTCACTCGCTGCTTTGAACTTTGCTTGATTTACGGCATAAGTCATAACTTCATTAATATATTTTTTAGTGTTTCGTTTTTGAATTTTAGGTTCTTTCGTTTGCCTGAGTGGTTTAACTTCTGCAATATATTTCTTTTTTCCTACTTTAACGTAGAAATCTGGAAAATATCTATGTCGTTTACCATCAACAGGTGAAATATAAGGTATAATAAACTCTTCACTACTCCATTCTTCTACAGAAGCACTAGATTCACACCATTGCATAAATTTATACTCCCATGAGGAGCGATATACCACGTTTCGTGGATCACCTTTATATTTCCTAGGATTGGAAACACGATACTTACCTCGATATCTCATAAATACATGCAGGTCACGTAGTATTTAGGTAGAAAATTGACAATATATCGTTACCCCCTAAGCCCACCCGCTACTGGAAGCAGTTCTGTAGATAATCCTACGGAGATGATTGACTATGTAATGTTTCAGAGAAAAAGAATTCAGTATGATGATAGTAATGGTTCAGCTTATTATGGGTTAAACATTCCTAACAATAATGTTGCGATGGAGAAGAATACTGATCGCATCTATATTAACATGCCTCAGAATCTCTCAACTCAGTATGCACCAACATATAAGACAGTTGATATGGGTGTCACTGGAATGGCAGCGGCTAGTGGATTAAAATCTGAAGGTTTTGATGATCTTGCTAAAGCATTACAGCAAGCTGCTAAAGATGCAATTCCAGAATTTACAGCAGGTGCCCTGTCGGAGGTTGCTAGTGGTGCTGCACAATTTTTAGGACTAGCAGGTAATGCTACAAGAAATGATATAATGGCATTAGCTAAAGGAAAGGTTTTTAACCCTTACCAAGAGCAACTATTCAGCAATATGCAGTTTAGAAATCACATGTTCTCATTTAAGTTTTTTGCTCGTAGTGAGAGAGAATCTCAAGAAATTAATAATATTATTAAATATCTAAAGCAAGGTGCTTTACCAATATACGGAACCGTAGATGGTGATGCTGCTACTGGTGCTAACGCTTCTTCTCGTTTCTTCGAAATTCCAGATAAATTTGATATTAAATTTGTTCGTTTAGATCCCCTATCAGGTGTCTTAAATTCAAGTGCAGATCTTCATTATAAAATCCATACATCTGTATGTACTGGAATTGATGTAAATTACACTCCAGATGGTCAATATAATGCTATTGGTGGTAGAAATATTGTTAGTACTGGTGTAGGAGACAATAGACCATTACAAGTTCCTGCAGTTACCGTAAATTGTAGATTCACAGAAACTCAACTTGTAATGCAATCAAATATCACAGAGGGATACTAAAATGGCAGGATACTTTTCTTATTTTCCTAGCGTATATATTGGTGAGGGTGTCGAAGATGATGAGGCATTCAAATACCGCTTGGTTAAAAATATTTTTAGAAAAATTAGAGCAAGACCCGATTTAGATCAATATACAACTCTTTTTGAACAATATTCAATTAGAGTTGGAGAAACTCCTTCTACACTTGCAACAAGGTTATTTGATGATCCTAAGTTAGATTGGACACTCCTCTTAATTAATGACATCACTGACGTATATGAAGAGTGGCCAAAAGAGCAAAGTCAATTGGAAGATTATGTAGATGAATTATATACTGCTGATAAAAGAGATGATATTCATCATTGGGAAACTAATGAGATTCTACTTGATAATGGTACACCAGTTATCAAAGAAGGTATTGAAGTGACTGAAGACTGGAGAACTATAATGCCAAATGGTGATGTAAAAGATGCAGAAACATCAATATATCAAGTGACTAACTATGAGTACGAATATTATAGGAATGAATTAAAAAGACAAATTTTACTTCCAGTTAATAATATGATGGAAATCATGGTTGAAGAATTTGAAAAATTAGTTGCATATGAACCCCATAACGAACTTGATGATGCAAATAATAAAAAGACAGTATTGAATATTACCTCTAGATTCTTAGATAACACAGGATCTGTCAGTTTTGCTAGTGCAGCTCGTTCTACAATAAGTGGAAGTGCTGAAGTTACCTATGATGATGGACCTGGTAATGTTGGTGGTACTAATACTTTATCATTAAGTGCTGGAGTTAGTAGTACAGTAACTACCACTTCTAGTACAAGTAGTAGTTCTTCAAGTTCTAGCAGTAGTTCTTCTTCAAGTTCTAGCGGCGGCGGATACTAAAAAACCCTACAGACAAAAAAATACCCCGAATTTTTTTCGGGGTATTTTTGTAACTAAAAGTTGAATTATATATCAACCTCCATCAATATCACAACCGATTACCGAACCTCCAACGACACCTAAAGGTATTGCCCACCAACGTCCATCTCCTTGAGATATTGCTGCGGCAGCTCCACCACCTAAGATACCACCAAGAATACTTCCTTCTATACATTCATTACCATCAGGTGATGGTTCTCTTTGATAGATTGGTCTCGATGGTCTTACTGGTCTGTTTCTCCAGCATGGTACTTCAACAGTATCATACCATGAGTTAATGTAACCTGGACTTCTTGCTGTGCCAGGAATATACTCTTCTCTGTACTCTTGACGAGTACATGTACTAGAGGATGAATATCCTGGTTGATAACTATTTGTCGCTACTCTATCATTGTAAGGAGTAGAACTTGATGATGGTCCAAGTATACTATCAAACCAATTTCCAGATCTAGAGGGAGCATCATCATATGCTTGACGATTACTACGATCACCAATACTCTCTGCACTAACAGGAGCAATTAGAAATGGTAGTAACAACAGAGGTAATGCTTTCATTGTAATCCTTTTTTGATATTTATATTATAGCATAAAAAAGGGGGTGTGTAACCCCCTTTGTGACAGTTTTCTAATTGTGTGCTTGTTTGTCCCACATTTGAATAGTGCAACGAAAACCTAAAGAAACTGGAGTAACACAATGATGTTGCAAATTATCATTAAGAACTAAAAGTTTTTTCTTAGGAAGAATTGTATGATAACCATCATCATCTTCCCAGATAAACCATCCTCCATTATTAGGATGCCATTCCTCATTAAGATATAAAGTAGCACCAAATGATCTATCATGTTGCTCATCAGTATGCCAAGCAATTCCAGACATAGGTTGCCAGATATAATATTTACATACTAATTCTGTATATTTTGGAAGTGATAATTTTAATTCTTGATCTAACAACTGTTGTATATTATCTGATACAGGAGTAGTAATACAACTACCAACATCACCTTGTTGTACCCTAGGATCCCAAGTTAGACTACTTGATGACCAACAATATATACTAACCCTTTCATCAAGTTCCTTTAAACATTTTTGGTACAAATCATTACTGATAGCATCTTCAATTAATATCATAGAATAAAAAGGGGGTGTTTAACCCCCTTGTGACAGTTTCCTATTTGGTTTCTAGGATTGCTTCTTTAATCACGGTCTTTAATTGTCTTAGTTTTTTCTTACCAAGACCAGCACGTGTATCTATCTTCACTTTAACCCAGTATACTCCTGCTAATACGAGGAGGAAAGGAATGGCATCTGCCCATGAGATCTCATTCCATGCTTGTACTACGTTCATAATTAATTAGTTATTCACCCGCAAGTTTAGCGAAGTATGAAAGAGTATCTTCAGAATCCTCAACAGGAGACGAAGCAACTGCACTCTTTAGACCAGCAAGATCAGAATCATTGAAACCACCAGAAGGTTTTGGTTCATACTCCTCACTATCCACACCAAGGTTAGGACGTACAGGTGCAGCACCTTTACCAAGAACCAAATTCAAACGTGCTGTAAGTTGCTCGTAAGACTTGAAGTTCTTCTCTGCTTCAAACTCTGCAAGAGAGTAACCCTCTTTCCAGATAGACTCTAGTTTATCATCATCGAAGTTACCTAACACTGTAGGTGCAGCGAACTCAGACTTATCATAGTTCCAGTAACCATCAACCTTGCGGATCTTCAATTTGAAGTCGGCACCCTTCCAGAAGTTGAAAGGATCAACAGGAGACTCGTCTGCAAATGCAGGTTGCATTGCTTCAATGAGTTTATCAAAGATCTTCTTACCAAACTTGTAGAGGAAGACACGACCCTCATTCTCAGGATGAGCAGGATCTTGAACAACGTAAATATTGCTGTAGTAAGAGAGTTTACGCTTCTGAGCACGAGCGACCTCTTTATCGCTATCACGACCACTGTTCCAAAGTTCCCTGTTCAGTTCTCCAACGGGATCATCCTTACCAAGTGTAGTAAGACTGTTCTCAATGTACCACTGTCCACCTGGACCTTTAAAAGCATGACTCCAAACCTTTGCCCAAGGCATTTCTTCTCCATCAGGAGCAGGAAGGAATCGGATGACTGCGTAACCGTTACCAGACTTATCAAGTTCAGGTTTCCAGAAACGTTCGTCAGCAGAAGAACCAGCAGCAGGCTGATTCAATTTATCAATCTCTCTGGATAGTTTTGCAAAGGTATCACCCTTAGATGATGCCTTTTTAAGAGAGGCAAATGACATTTCGTATTCTCCGTATTAAGTGTGTTGTTTTGGATTGTTACTATGTAATCGTAACATACTATTTAGGTTTAGTCAACCCCCTGTCTTCAAAATTATTTCTGAGATACTGGTCTAATGGTGTGACTCGCCAGACTACTGAACTTCTGTAAACATATGCTTCAGTTGGTCCCAATCCCCTGTGTGGGTGTTCAGATGGTATCACAATGACTCTTCCAGGAACATATTCATGTTCTTCTACTACATCACCATCCATGGTTGTCAACTGAAATTGTCCACCCCAAGAACTGTCCCACTCAGCATTGGTCATCATCAAAATTGTGAAATCATTACCACCAATCATATCTCTATGTGTAGTACCATCACATCCTTCATGTTGAACGTTCAATGATATCGCATGTAAGAAGAAGTGTGCTTTCAGTTCTTCCTCAATATGTGCAAGTATCTCAAAGAATGGTTCAGCATGTTTTGAATATTCTCTGATACTATTCAATGACTCACGTCCAAATAGTCTAGCACCGAATAACCTATGTGATCCCTTTGTACCATATGGCCATGTAGTACGATTGGCGACATTGGTAGTATAGAGAGGTATCTCACTTATGTGTTCTTCTATCTGATGTAAATACATACCATCAAATAGATTGTCAATTACCTTACAAATCATTGTTTAGTCAACCCCTCGTCGTGCAGTTACGTCAAGTGTTTGAATCATAGCATCCATACACTCTGCGAGGTCTTTATACCCAAAAGCATTGGACAGGGCATTGATCCTAGATTTCATGTCTGCTGCTTCACTGTCCTCTGATGCAGCAAGACATAATCTACCATAAAAATTCCTTTGTTTATCAATCAAGTTTTTACAATCTTCAATATGATCTAGTCTCTCTTCTCTACTCATCGTAGAAAGTTGTGCCGTCATCGATGCAACTTCTTGATAAGTGTCGAAGATATCTTGTAGATTTGATTGTACTTGTTCTGAATTGAAAAAATTACTCATTTTACAATGGTAGTACTCCTTTGGATCTTTTCTTCATGTAATTTAAACGCTCTGCTTCATGTCGCAAGCGTTCTTTGAGAGGTTTGGACATTAGTTTCGGAACAGTTTCAATCTCAATTTCATTCTCTTGACAGTATGTTACTACTGCTTCAATGTATGAAATAAGACCGCTGCTACGCTTCACCAATACTTCAATTTCTTGAGAGAATTTAGTGGGAGTTAAAAACTTGTCCTCAGATTCTTTATCAGGCATTCGTTCTTCCCCTAACAAATTCTTCAATATAGGATTTGAGTAGTTGTAAATAGTCATCAAGATTGTACTTCTGAAATACTTGAACAGATCCCTCTTCAGTTGCGATAAGTGTGACAATTTTCTGCACCTCTAAACCTGAACGTTCAAGGAACATTGCTGCATACGCAGTCTCTTGAACAAAATAATGTTCAACCCAATCTTCCTTTTTTTCTTTTGTTGAAGTTTTGAAATCGATTACTGCCAACTCACCATCAAACTCAGCGATGCAGTCTACACGACCAGCAAGACCAAGGTAATGAGAGTATAGAAAAGTCTCTAAACAATGAATGTTATTGATACGATCTAACGTAGGCTTTGCTATGTGAAACATTCTAACAGACAATGGATTATTTGCCAAGTATTTGTCTGTATCTAATTCACCGTTGAAATAATCTTCAGTAATAGAATGGAATGCTGTACCTCTTTGGGTTGCTCTGGCAGTAATTCTATTCGCTTCCGTTTCACCAATTCGCTTTCTCCATTTTGAGAAGAAGGCAGCGTTCTTAAACGACGTGATGGAAGTTACACTCGGATAATATTTATCCGCACCAGGAATGGGGTAGAATCTAGTACCATTACGGTCAATAGCATCAACCTCAACATGTTCTTTGAGGTCGGGATCAATAAATTTAAACATTAAAAACCTAGATTATACTTAGTGACAAGATAAGATTTGACCAGTCCAGACCTCACGATGTCATCAATACCAAACTCAACGCAAGTAAACTCACGCATTTGCTGAAGGATATTAATGAAGTTTGAGATACCAGACTTCTCATACTCTCTAGTGAGATCGGTTTGAGTGATGTCACCACAGAACATAATCTTAGAATCTTGACCAACTCTTGTTATTATACTATCAAGTTCATGATAATTCAAGTTACTGAATTCATCAACTATAACAATAGCATTATCGAGAGTAACACCACGAATGAAACTTGTAGACCAGAAACTTATTGTTTCTTGAGCACGAAGATTTTCATAGAGCATCTGAAAAGAGTTATCATCAGGCATACTGAACATAAATCTCACCATATTTTTATATGGTATCTGATATAGTGCAGACTTATCTTCATGGTCACCAGGTAGGAAACCAATCTCTCTAGTAGGTACTAGAGACCTGACAATGTATATCTTATCATAAGGTGTGCTCTCGTCAAGTACTTCTTTCAAAGCAAGATACAATGTAATAAAAGTTTTACCTGTACCTGCTGCACCATGTAGAAGAAGGTTCTGACCATTTGCATACTGTTCAAACACTAACTCCTGATTAGGAGTCAATGGATTGACAGGAACCATGTAAGATGAATCAATAGGTTTCTTTCTCTTCATCATCTTCTTTGACATTGGTTGAAGTGGTGCAGTACCATTGCCATTACCGTTGGATTTCTTTCTTGCTCTTGGCATTATGTAAAACGACTCAAGTTTGATCGAGGGTGTGCTGCTTGGACTTTGGACATGACTTCTTTGAAACCATCATCAGCTTTAGGTTTGCCATACATATGACCACCTATACCTTGACTCCAATCTTTATCCCAATCGGGATTGTCTTTACGCCACTGATCATAATCACTCATTGACATGGAGAGTTCTTTTTTCTCTCCAGTATTTTTATTTAGAACAGGGTAGGTGGGCATTCAAGTTTCCTCCTTTTTGTGTTTTTGTTCTTGCTTAATACGCCATCTAAATTGTTTGGCATATTTAACTTCCTCCTCAGTATACCAGTCTGGGTGCTTTTTTGCAAGTTTTATAATTTTCTTCGCTGCTTTCTTATCATTCAAAATTAACTAAGCATTTGTACTAACCAACTATTTAGATCACTCAATCCTTAAACATGGTTGGATATCCTCCCAATTAGTATAGCGACAAGGACATTCATCCTCTTCCTCAGGACACCACCCAAGTGCCTCAGCAATGATTGGGAACTGACAGGTGAAATGATCTTTAACAAGGAGTGCAATCTCTTGGTGCTCCTTCTGGGTGCCATTGGAAGAACGCAATTCGATGTAATGAATCCAGTTACGAAGGTTACCAGTCATATACATCTTTGTTGGTACTGCAAGAGGCAATATATTTCTTGCACATTCCTTTGCAATACCTGAAGCAAGCATTTCTTTATAGAGATTCATTCCATCTGTAAAATGCTTTTGTATTTTTAACTCGTAGTCCTGTCTGACAAATGGATCTATGTCATCAATACTGTTCTGCCTATTCTTATCATCTTGACGACGTAGTTCTGGCATAGGAATACTATCTCCAAGTAAAGAGGAGTCAGCATATCTCTGTGAAAATTCTTGAAATGTAAACGACCTATGCCTCAATACTTGAGCAGCGATGGCACGAGTAGTATGAATCTCCAAAGTCATTGTTGCTTGCTCAAACACAGACCAATGACCGTGCTTGATACAATACTTCAACAGTCCTGAAACCTTTGGGTTCTCTTGGTTATTAGGATTACTTACACGAGCAATGTATCCAATGGTCTTCTCTGCATCAGGAGTAACAGAGATTAAACATACTTTAGTCATGAATTCCTTAATAATATACGAAAAATTACATACAATCCCATTGCAGACCAGTATCCTAGGGTTGCTAATCCAAAGAGACCTGGTATGCAAGCATTCCATATTAGCATAAGAGCTAAAGGTGATAGAAATAAGTTACCAATTGCATTGACAACTTCTTTACCCTTCTCAGCATTCTTTTCTTTTTCTGCCTCCTTATCTATTTCTTCTTGTTCTATCTCTGCTTCTTCCTTTTTTTGTTCCTCTAAGGCACGTTTATCAAAGTAAATTGTCACTTTTTCCTGCCTTTCTTTGGAGGTTTTGGTTTGTTTGGATCGTTCCATAATTTAGGGTTACTTCTACCTTCTGATTGTGTAAATTTTACAAAGTTCTTTTTATAAAGATCATAATAATAATCAAAAAGATCTGCTTCTTTTCCTGTAAGTGCGATGTCAAAGCATGATACATCATCTACCTTATACTCAACCAGATAGGCAGAATATGGTAGAGATGTATCCTTTGCATCATCGACAGTACATTTTTCTTTATAGACTCTTACTCCTTTCAACCTCTACCTCCCCACTCAATCTGAGGGAATGCTTCACTAACAACTGCTTTAGTAATGCGTTTGTATTTTTCATTCACTCTTCCATCCTTTGCTAGGACTATTAGTTCTGCTTCCTCAGCAGCAAGTCCCTCCAAGAGTTGAACAAACATAGATTCTCTCTTCAAACCTTTGAGTCTAGGTTCTCCACCTTTAAAGAATCTATAAAGACCACGATACTCTTGCTCAAGGCGAGAGTGATCTGTTCCTATAGGTGCATCATTAGGAGTATAAGGTACATCTCCTTCTGGCATCACCGATTCAATACTCTCATCAAAATTGATGATTAACACCTGTCTGAGAGCACTGCTGTTATGTTTGCGAAGAAGTTCTACCTTCTCCTTTTTTGTCTTTGCATTAGAGACCTTTCTCAAAATCTCACTGAGTAGTAACCTAGGGTTACTGTTGTCCATATTACGTGGCATAATTTAGTTCCTGTAATTAGTCTTCGTCGTCTGCATCCTCAAAATTCCAGTATGGATTTGTTGGTCTGATGTAGATAAGTTCGTCATGTAACATGTTACCATCTTCATCAAACATTTCAGGATGTGAAACTGATTTAGAGTATGCTGCATTTTCTATGTAGTCTTCTACATATCCTTTTGCCAACCAAGAAACAGTTACCCCAAGGATAAATGCTCCTATAACAAATAACACAATCAGTGCAACAATGATTGGTTCCATAGGGTTTCTCCGCAGCTATTTTTATTTAGTGTTTATATCAAGTTGTTCTCTCTCAAATATAAAACAGTTTCGGTACAACCTCCAAGAACTTTGCCATCTAAGATGACTTGAGGAAATGTACTAGCAGCACCAAACTGTTCATAGAAACCTTGTCTATCGAAATGTGTATCTAAACGATACTCACTAAACTTATATCCCTTACCAGCAATAACTGCTTTAACCTTTGAGCAGTAGGGACAACCGTTACGAGTGTATACAGAAAAATTCATAGGAAATATGTTTTTAAAAATTATAGCATAAAAAAGGAGGGGTCGCAACCCCTCCTGTATTATTCACTATGTGAATTTAGAATACGAACTTAGCACCAACTTTAGCACCCCAGTTACGGATTGTGTCTCCAGAAGAATCTTCTCCTGCAGTAGCACCAGAGATCTCAGCATAAGCAGAAAGATCATCAGTTAGAGGAGCAGATGCACCGATCTTACCAGAAAGTTCTGTTTCTGTATCGTCAGCAGTTTCTGAATGAACTAGTGAAGGACCACCTTGTACATAGTAAGCAATTTTACCTTCTGTTCCAACAGATCCTTCGTATCCGATATGTACGTCTGTTGTTGCAGCAGAGTACTCTCCATCAGGATATGAAAGATTGCTTTCAACGTTCACATAAGGACCAGCAAAAGCGGCTCCAGCGAGAAGGAAAGGTGATGCAGCTACAGCTGCGATTGTTGATTTGATTGACATGATTGTTTTTTAAAGTGTCTCGCAAGGGAAAAACCCTGCGGATGATAGACCGCCCCGACATGGGAAGTCTCTGTTACATCTACACAGGGTTACGATTATTTCGAGTCCTTTGTATGATACTATTTAGCATAACATGAACTTATACATTTGTCAAGCGTTCGGATTACCCAATCTCTGCTCCTTTAAACGCTCGTGAGATTTCTTTCTTGATTCTAAAAGCATGTTAGCAACTCTTGCACGAGACTCTTGGTCTTGTTTAGGATCAAGATAATCTATAAGAACATCCATAGGATCTACAATTGCTTCGAACTCAGCATCTCCGTCACCAAGAATCTCTTTCAACTCTTTAGGTAAATTTTCGTTTTTAATTTTTGGTAGTTCCATTATAGTACCTGTACAACACCAACAACATCAGGAATTTCTTCCATCAGTTTACGTTCTATACCTTGCTTCAAAGTCATAGTACTCATAGCACATGTCTCACATGCACCTCCGAGTTTTACCTTAACATATCCATCTTCTATATCGTAAAGTTGTAGGTATCCACCATCAGCTTCAATATAGGGAATAAGTTCCTCTAAGACTTTGAGTACGTTTTCTTCTGTTAGTTCCATATTATTTAATTAAGATATATCTAGAAGGGTGTTCATTTACCATATTAAAATCATCAGGATTTGTGTAAATATCAAATGCCATACTCACTCTCACACCATCTTCTTTATTTGGTGGAACACCATGAATACAATCATTGGGAAAAATAACTAGAGTTCCAATTTCACTTACTATCGTTCCCACTTCTTCATACCAAGTTCCAGGATTAGGTCCATATAAAAATACATTTGCACAAACAAATCCTAATTCAATTCCATCACCTGTGTAATGTTTATGGGGTTGTATTCCCTCACCATTTCTAAAAATATTTGCCCAACATTGAACCACACATTCTCCAAATATATCTTTTATTTTTGGAATTAAAATTTTACCTGGCATATCATAAAGATAATTATAACACCAATACCTTCCAGTTAAACTATCATCACCAGTTCCAATATAATTATCTGGTCCTATAGATTTTACATAATTTTCAGTCTCCATAATAAAACTGGAAATAGTTTCACTTTCTTCTCCAGTAAGAAATTTTTTAATAATTTTCATTCAATCTCCTTGTATGAATACCCTGTTGCCATTCTAGTATGCCAGATTAAGTTGCCTCCCTCTATGAAAGGTCTTAAATCTAGAGACGAAGCTATTATAGCATTAGTGGCAACCCCTTGGTTAAGTGTCCCAATATCTATGTGAGCAGTACAACGTTGAGGATAGACAACAGATACTATATCTCCAAGGTCTGCTTCATTTCCTAATGAATTGTTTGCATACGCAGTAAAGATTAGAAATTTGAGCGTATTAAAACGAGTTGAGTCAACAGAACCAGTCAATGATCCACCACTGCTAAGATAAGAAAGAACCCAATAAGTCATACCACTCTCATCTGGTGCTCTACCTCTGTTTGGGAAGGTACCTGTGCGTCCAAACCTACCACTAGTATACTCTTCAGCGATTGCTCTAACAATAGGATAAAAATAATTTGTAGTATTTGTGGGATCCTCAAATCCTAAATCATTGTACTCAGTAAATGAACCTGTACGATTGATCTGTACATTTCTCATAAATGACATGTACTCATTACTACCACTATTATCATTCAAGCAAAGTCTTTGTCCATCGTTTTCAGTTCGTATATTATCTGTATAAAAAGAACTACTTGAATATGTTCTACCTTGTGCTCCACCACCTTCCACTTCAATAGTTTTAGTA